CTTCGATCATACTATCTTCTTTCTTCTTTGCTGCTGTTTTTCTAACCATCTCGCCATACGATGATCTTCATTGAAGAATCGTTGATGGCCATGAGTTGGTATAAAAACTTTTTCGCAACCACATCGACAAATTCTTTGATTGATATTGGTAATAACAGCTTTGGCCGGCTTTGATTTATGGCCACTAAAATTTTCTACTTCCTCTTTGGTTAAACTAAAACGCTTTAAGATTTCTTCTGGCGCGTATTGCATATATAATCCAACTTTTTTTTAAATTTTCTGGGTTTATGAGGAGAAACAACTTCAGGCCAAGGCTGTTCGACAATGTCAAAACTTCTAGCAGCTTCTACTAATGCTTCATTAGCGCCACTTCTAGCAGCTTCTACTAATGCTTCATTAGCGCCATTTAAAAGTGAAGGATTATTATGTGAAGGATTATTATTTAAGATAAATTCCCAGCGTCGTCTATGTCGTTCAATTAGTTCTCGCACTGCTATACGTGCTTCTAGTGTCAGTTCACTAATATGTTGAAGCTCTTCAGCAGATAGTATATCTTCTACTGCTCTATAATTTCTTCTTGAATTCATTTGTTGGCCTGCTTTAATGACCACACTTTCTGCCAATATTCCCCATAGAGCTCAAACGTCGGATGATGTTCCAACATTTGCAAAGCTGTATCGTAGAGTTTAGATTCAATCACTTCGTCAATGGCATCCTGAAAAAAGTTTGTTTCCATTAGTTGAGGACCCCAGGTGGTCAAAATCCACAAATTTTACAGCCTGTGGAAAAATTTCCACAGCCGGGAAAAGCTAGAGATCAAGCAGCAATAGCTATTGGCGGAGGAGTAATTTATCGTGCATAAGTTTTCCTTTGTTAATGGATAACCTGACCTATTACAGTCAGGCTATCTCTCTTTGCATTGCTAAGCTAAGCGTATCCGATGCCGAGCATAACGATCCTTGGCTTCGCCTTAGCGGCTCGAAGTGTCGATAATCAGTTCGTCGTTCTCTTCAGGACTTTTTTCAGAAGGTTCTTCCTGCGCCTCTGGATGAGTTTCCTTGAATGTGTCAGGATTAACCATCCGAATAGCATCACTGATAACTAAAGGAACTTTTTTCAGAATCTTCAGAACTTCTTCTGTTGTTGACATCTGACGAAGAGAAGACAAATCAAGCATCTTCAAGGCTTTTTGCGCATCAGTTAAGGGACTCTTTGGAGGGAGCGGGACAGTTTCGTATTCAGTTGTGATACCTGAACCAGTTTTAGTCGTCGAAAGCCAATATCCATTTTCAGGATCAGAAGGGCTGCCCCAACTGGCATTTCTCCCAAAACCATTAAGAGCTTTCCAAATGCCTTCTCCAACTGTCAAACGAAAAACTTTACCAATTTGTCCTTCGACTATAATGCAAAGATCATGTCCCATCTTCGCTTTGAAATCATTGATGAACTTCTCTCGGAAAGCTTTTGCCTCAGGATGATCTTTGTTCTTGTCCCACTTCGTTTCTTTCAATTCGGAATATTGTTTCCAACGATAGGCGATTGCGGAACAAAGTAAACAATCCACTCCTGGCAAATGATAGACTGGAACTTTTTTGATTGTCATAGCAGAAGTAACAACAGGAACCCAATGAGATTCGAAATTAAACCATGGATATGGTTGAGCAGGTAAGATTCTCCATTTAGTTTCGCCTTCTGGAAAAGTAAAATCGAAAATAGACTTTCCAGAAGAAGGACGATCACTATCATTATCGGTATTCAACCAAGGATTATTCTTAAGACGTTCATCGTTCAGATCTGGACGGGCTTCGTTCTTTTCGTGATTTTGCGGATGCATGATAAACTCCATTGTTAGATTGTGATTGGCTTTAATGTCTAATGACTTAATGCCATGATGAAAATAGCCTTCACATTGTGGCACCTCCTATATCTGGTAAATTTTTCCAATTTTCATATTCCTGCTTAGTGTCTGTTGTAAGATATTTACCACGATCTGTTTCTTCGTATTCTAATTGACGTCGTGCCCATAATGGTTGTTCAGGCCACTTGTCTTTACTTAGTTTTTCATGATAACCATGTTGTTCATTTAAGATACGATCATTGACAATCATGACTTTTTGATCTGATTGTTGTTCGGAGAAGTTTTTCTTATCTCCTCTCATTTTTATTGCAACTCGATATGCTTTATTTAATGCTAACATCCTAACCCCTTTGAAAAGTGTGAATAATGATGGAAAATATGAAATGAACAAAGTAAATCCTTATGTTTGTGATGGTGATGGCATATCAATCATCTTCTCAACGCCAGTTTTTCTTTTCAATTTTTCAAGATAAGAAATATTAGTTGCCCCTCGATATGGTTTGATACCAACTTTTTTTAGAAGTTCTGAGAAAGCCTTTGGAGTAATATCATATTCTTCTTCTTCTTGTTTACAGAAAGCAACCCATTCTTCTCTAACTTCTTTTTGCTTAACATCTTGACGGGTAACATCTGCAATATTAACAAAATTTTTGTGAAGCCATCCAGCAAAAGGGTTTTCTTCATCATAATATTGTTGAGTTGCCTTCTTGACACAATCAGGTTCGATAAAACCATGCTGTTGGAAGTCTTTCCAACCTTGAATCGCTAAATATAAAAAACCTGCATTAGCGTTTAGCAATTCTTTTTCCAGTTCAACTCGATCCCGTCTTTTTGGATGTCCAATTGGAAAATAAGCATTGAATGGGATTAACTTTAACTTAGTCCAAATCGCTTCGGAAGAAGAAGGAATTTTCAATTTTTCATTACCATAAATAAAGAGCTTATGTGTTTGTCTAAAGTCTTGAGGTTTTTCGTAAAGATCTCTGGCTGTGATTGTATCTCCTCCAACCATATCTTTTATAGTTTTGATCGATAATTGCTTTTGCTCAATTTCAGTTCCAACAGAAAATCTAATTCCCTTCAAATAAATGAATTGGCTGGCTTGATTCCCATCACTTTGCTTTTTCGTATCCATAATCAAATCTGAACTAATCTTCTTAAAGTAATCTCCAAAACATTTTCCAATTGCTTCCAAAAGAGCGCTCTTAGCGTTGTCTCCCTTTTTACCATGACATAAGTAAATACATTTATTATCGGTGTATCCTGATAAACAATATCCAATAATCTGCCAGAACCAACGGATAAGGTCTTCATCTGGAGTTCCATCCTCTTTCACTAAAATCTGATGAAGCATATCATCCCAAACTTTTATGATTTTAGGGTCAGGATTCTTTTGATAGATGCAATTCATGGCTTTCTTGTTGTAAAAATTGGGATCAGAATCAGAAAATTTGTTCTCATTCAAATCATAAACGCCATTCATTAGGGCAATGTGAGAAAGACTTTGATCAAAACAATCGGCTGTGATTGAAATTCCTGGCAAAGATTGGAAAACCTTCAAAACTTGTTCCCTGGGTCCATGATTCTTAAGTTTCTCAGTTGCTTTAATGACAAATTTAGATTTGAATTTATTGTTTAACTTATCAAAAGCCTCATCAGCCATTGGATTTAATTTTTTAGTATGATCTCGAGCCCATTTATATCCATTCCAAATTCGATAATCTTTTTCTGTTTGATCATACCGAACTTCCTGCCCATAGCATTGGGAGAGCCATTTTGCATACCATAAATCATTGGGTTCAAAGGAATCTCCAACAAAGTATTTAATGGAAGTCATGAATTTCAGAACTTTTTCCTTTGTCCACCCTTCGGCTTGAGCATCTGCTAAATCCCATCCAGAAGGAAATTTAGCAGAATTTAAAATAACAACTTGAACTCCGCCAAGAAGTTCGGCAATATTTTCCGCTGCTTTCATTCCTGCTTCATCATTATCTGGCCAAATGATAATTCTGGCAATGGGTTTCTTATAACGATGAATAGTCTTTTTAATTAAACCATCCTTATTGACTTTTTCATCTTCATATGAAAAGGTTTCAAGTAAATCGTTCCAATCAGATTTTTTGATTGCCATTGCGCCATTACACCATGACATAACTTGACAGGTATCTCCTAAAAGTTGTTGGGCAGCATCACAAGTCTTCTCACCTTCAACAATAAGAATAAACTGTTCTGGTTTTAAAGATTTCAACTTCTCAATTCCATAAAGAGGGCGAAGAACATTCGTGACACCCTTCCAAGCCCAATGGTCAATTTCATTTTCATAGTGACCATAACTTAAAGGCCAAAGCGTTTTTTGCTTCTGTTGAGTGATAGGATCAATGAAATCTTTTCTTATAATATAGAAAGCTAACTGTCCCTCTTTAGTAAAATATGAATATTTTGTGGTCTTGACATCAGATTTAGACTCGAGTGAGAAAGGGATATTAGAAATAGCTTCTTTGGGAACTGGAATCACTGCCGTCCAAACTGGTGCTGGTTGAGTCTGCTGAGCTATTTTTTTAGATTGGTAAATTGCTTGTTTTTGAGGATTAGAAAGAAATTCTTCAATTTTCTTCTTAGCCTCATCATATGAAATTCCTAAAGCATACTCTACATAAGTAATGGGACCAAGCCCTCCTTTATTAAAAGAAAAATCCGCCCATTTGTTAGTATTGATGTTGTATTTAAAAGCACCAATGTGGTTATCAGAACGATTAGGACATAAAGCATCCCATTCAAAATCTACTAATTCTCCATCAGGACAAAAGTATTGAACAATGTCTTGGGCTCGACTTAAAATATCATCGTTGGAGAAATTTATCTCGTTCGATAACCACGGGTTGTTAAGCTTTCTTTTCAGTGCCATTTTATTTTCCAAACTTTGTTAAATACTTGTTAAATGTTTTGAACAACAGTTACCGTTACCTATGCTTTTATAATTATTTTTATATATAAAATAAAATATTTTTTTTTTTAGTAAAGTAATTTTAAGGTAATTATAGGTAACTGTTGTTAACCGCCCCTAATAAATCAATAACTTAGTTGTTAACTGTATAGGTAACAAATAGGTAACTTATAGGTAACACTTTGATCGGTCTGCCCAAAAATGTTAACCAATATATATGGATAAAATTTAGCTGAGAATTTATAGGTAACATTTCTCATCAAAATTCTCTCAATTCTTTCGTTTCGAGTTTTATAGGTAACTGTTCATTTCCTGCAGCCTTTTCCTGTTCATTCTTCAGCCAAGTATAACGTTGAAGATATAGGTCTAAGGCTTCGTCAATCACTCGATAAAATGTCTTACCTGTCTTCTCGTAAAGATCACAAAGCTTTTCCCAAGAACTTTGATGAATAAGAATTGAACGCTTCCTTCGTTCACCCAAAACAGGATCAAAACGTTCTCGACGATATTGCCGTCTTGCTTTATAGTTTTCTTCCATTTTACCTTCCTTTCATTACTAATATATTCCTTTATATTTAATTTTGTTCTTTTTCTTTCAAAATATTTTCATTCCGGCTTTTCAGCCCCTTCCTTTGTTTCTCTTTTTGCATCCGCATCCCTCTAATCAATCTAAGGGCATATGCCATTATTTGATCGACGTCGTTCATTCTTCCTCCCTTATTTCCAGCCATATAACCTAACGCATAAACCCTCAGCCATTCGCTATTAGCTCGTCTTTTTGCTTCAATTTCTTTCTTTGACATATAATACTCCTGTATTGTGGATTATTGAAATTGGAATAACGTTTGATCTTCATAAACACTTCATAATATGGACTTTTGAATTCACGTAATAGTTTAATAGCACTTTTTACACGATAACGAACCATTTCTTGTGACACTTTCTTACCAAAAAAAGTACAATATTCTTTCAAATTTGCATAAATACAAGGATTATGGAAATACGTCAATAGTAAGTCCTTAAACATTGCCATAGTCGTTTTTCGATAATTTCTCACTTTAACTTTTGAACAACGATCTAGGTCTTTCTCTAGTTCTGCCAAGTCAATAGTATTCAAATAATACCACATTTTAAGTCGTCTTAATGCTTGTTGTTCAACATAATGAACAACTTCTTGAGTCATTCCCATAAGTCTAGCAATCTCTTTTTGATTACGTAATAATGCGTATCTATAGTTCAATACTTCTTGATCAACTTGAGGAAGTTTATGTAAAAATGTATATAAATGCTCCATACCTTTCATTTCTTCACGTTCTTCATTATAATGAAAAGAATCATTAAGCAGGACGTCCATCAATTGTGGGTCTCTAGGAACTAGTTCAATTCGATTCAAACGACTAGGCGCCACAGTTCCTCGTCGAGTCCTTGAATTAACCTTCATAAGTAGCTCCTATAATAAAAAAAAGGTTATAAACATTATAGAAATTTTGTGTTGTAAGTTATTATTATATATTACTTTAACTCGAAAAGTTTTCCAAAGGTTTTATAAAAAAACAGCAAATGAAAGGACTAAAACTCACAATGCTTATTTGCTGTAATTTATAGCTGTAACGTCAGATCCAGCATTCAAACAATGATCTGCGAAGGATAAAAACTCATGGCAAGATCAGGCCCAGGCCGCCCGCCCCGTTATAAGACAGCAGAAGCTTTGCAAGCGAAGATCGACCAATACTTCAATCAATTGGCGCCTGACGCCGCTCCGACGATCTACGGCTTAGTTCTGTATCTTGGTTTCTGCGATCGTCAAGCTTTTTATCATCTGGAAAAAAATGCAGAATTTTGTCACATCATAAAATCCGCAAGATCAAGAATAGCAATCAGTTATGAAAAAGCGTTGCTTGGTAGTAAGTACGCGACCGGTGCTATATTCTGGCTCAAAAACGCCGGCTGGACAGACAAACAAGATTTGAACATCGGCGGCCAACCTGATAACAAATTGGACTTCAAGGTCACGTTTGAATGAAAATCGACCTTCGAATTCCAAAAGCTTATAAAGAACTTCTTACTGAACATCATCGTTACTATTGTTATTATGGCGGACGTGGAGCAGCAAGGAGCTGGACTTGTGCAAGATATCTGATTTATCGTTCATTACAATCTAAAGTTCGTATTGCTTGTTTTAGAGAATTTCAACGATCAATCAAAGAATCCATTCATCGTCTTCTATCAGATCAAATCGAGCTTCTAGGACTAACTAAGTATTTTGAAATTACTGATAATTCAATTGTTTGTTTGACGAATGGCTCAAATTTTCTATTTGAAGGTCTTCATGCAAACGTCAACAAGATCAAGAGCTTAGAAGGCATCGACATTGCAGATATTGAAGAAGCCGAGTCAGTCTCAGAAGATAGTTGGCAAATATTACTTCCTACAGTTCGTAAAGAAAATTCACAGATCCTGATTCGATTCAATACGAAATATGAAGACGATCCAACATACACGCGTTTTGTTAAATCACCTCCTGCAGATTGTTGGACTAAATTAACTTCTTGGGAAGACAATCCTTATTTCCCAGAAGTTCTTAAGAAAGAAAAAGACCAAGATTACGCATTCAGACCTCATGAAGCCAAGAACATCTGGGGTGGACAACCGATCGGCGTTGGCAGATTAGTTTGGCCAGATTTCAAATACGATGTTCATGTCAAAGATTTTGATTGGAACATCGTCAAACAAACTGGCAATTTTTTCATGGCCATGGATCCAGCTTCCCACTATTACCCAGCTTGTATTTGGTTGGCTTTATTTCAGAAACCAGGCACAAAAGATCTGATCAAGTGGATTTATGCTGAATATCCGACATACAATGATCTTGGAGATTATTTCCACAAACTTCGATCTAAACTATTATATACTGGTTCATTACAAGATTTAGCTCGAGAAATTCAAGCTAAAGACGGACAAGAAATTAAGATCACAAAACGTATGATTGATACTCGATTTGCAAAAGGCAGTGGATCAGCAAGCTATGTAAACGATTCTCAAGGAATTGTTTCTGAAATGGCCAAACGTGAGAACGGCGGTTTGATATTCACAAGTCCAGCTGAAGTCACAATCGATACGATGCGATCAAGGATCACAACAGATTTACAATACAATGTTCTTCAACCGATCAACAGTTTCAATTATCCTAAACTTTACGTCGCTCCGTGGTGCAAGAACGTCATTGAATCCTTAAAGAACCACAGATTGCAAGAACAGTCAGAAACTGAAGACGCTCGATACAAAGATATGTCAGACGCAATAAGGATTTGTTACGCAGGAATGGATAACCACCGTTATAAGTCACCAGGTGACCAAGGACAACCTAGAACATCATCAATGGATAAATCATTCAATTGGAATAATACTAATGCTGGCGTTGGCTGGATGTCAGCTTAACCAATTTCACAATCTTAACAAAAGTTACCAAAATGCCTTTCAAATCTGAAGCTCAACGCGCCTATTTATTTATCCATGAACCAGCTGTGGCGAAGGAATTCGCCGCTCATACACAAAAAGGCAAGAAACTTCCTTATCATGTTTCAGATAAACATGGGCATGGATTTAGTTCTAAGGGCATGAAAGAATACGTCAATAAACGTTCTGAAGAGAAACGTAAGTAGGAGGAACAAATGCAAGAAGCTTATAGCACACCTGGAATGAAGACGTTCGTCCAAAAACGAATGGAAACTTCGCCTGCATTGAAAGGTCCGAACGCCGCCCCAGGTAATACAATGTCGATTAAAACATTGCCTGTTCAAGAACATCTTCAAGCAGCTAGCGATCATATGTCTGCTGCAAGAATGGTTCAAGATCATGACCACGAATCTGCTGCTGATCATCTTCAGAAAGCTGCTATTCATAATATGGCTGCCGGTCAACATTTCGAAACTCATAGTAAAATGTGGATTCAGAAAGCCGTCGCTCATGCACATGGACAGTTTGCAGCTAAAGCTAAAGCCGCTCATAAATCAACAGCTGGCTTTGCTTCTAAAGTTTTAGCCAAAGGATCGAAAGCTTCTACACATACTAAGAAACAAGCCAGTCTAGCAAAAACATTAGCAAAAGTACGTCCACATTAAGTTCATAGTTCATGAATCGTGAACAAGAAAGTTATCCATGAATCGCGAACAACGAAGAAAAATTCAACAGAGATCACCTGAAGTCCTTGATTTGATTGATGGCATTGCAGAAAAATGGTTAGAAGAACGTATAAAGGAACCTGATGCACAAGATAAGTCAATTGAAGAGTTATACACGGAATTCGTTAAGCATATTAAAGGAAAACAGGATAACTAATGTCAACAACAACAAATGAAATCAGTTCTGGCGGCACAACGAAGGCCGATGATCCTTATCCCTATGCTGAAGGGGAGCCAGGATCTGACGAACGCATTCTTAGTGTTGCTATAGAACGTTTTAAACAATGTCTTGACGCTTCTGATAAGATTCGTGCGGAAGCATTAGAAGACGTGCTTTTCATTAATGGTCAACAATGGCTAGAATCTATCATCAAAGATAGGGCTGATGATCGACGTCCTGCAATGACTGTCAACCGACTACCTGCTTTCGTCAATCAAATTGTCAATGATATGAGAAAGAACAGACCAGCAATCAAAATTCGTCCAACTGCTGATCAGTATAAAGACAACGCTTCTGTAGTTGACGGCTTAGTTCGATCAATTATGACGAACGGCGATGCCAAAACAGCTCTTGACACTGCATCGTTATATCAGGTTGTGAATGGTTTTGGTTATATTCGTGTCTTGACTGACTATTGTAATGACGAATCTTTTGATCAGATCATCAAAATCGATCGATGTGAGAATCCATTTGCGGTTTATTTCCCTATTCATTTATGTCGTCAGTTAGATTATTCTGATGCTCCATTTTGTTTTATCCGATCGAAGATGTCTAAAGAAGAATTCTATCGCAAATATCCGAACGTCAAAACAGATAACTATGAACTTCAAGGAACCGGTGATCCAAACTGGATTTCTAAAGACTATATTTATGTCGCTGAATATTTTGACGTTATTTATGACACTAAAAAACTATATTTACTTCGTGATGGAACTACAACAAAAGAAAAACCAAAGAATCCTAAAGACGTTGTTCGAACTAGAGATATTGAAACACACGAAATCAAATGGTATTTGCTCACACAGTATGATATTTTAGAACGACGGGATTGGGTTGGTAAATATATTCCAGTGATTCCCGTTTTAGGACAAGAAATCAACGAAAATGGTGTAAAAACATATATTTCTATGATTCGTTTCGCTAAAGATCCACAACGAATGTTCAATTATATGTATTCATCGTTTGCTGAATCTGTGGCTTTAGCGCCTCGTGCTCCATGGGTTGCTGCAGAAGGGCAAATCGAAGACTTCAAATCAGATTGGCAGACTGCTAACCAGAAAAATCACGCAGTTCTTGTCTATAAACCGACTTCATTAGATGGTCAAACAGTTCCGCCACCTCAAAGAACTCAACCTGCTGATGCTGGCGCTAGTGTTCTCCAAGGCATGTCAATGGCTGTTGACAATCTAAAAGCAGTCACAGGCGTTTTTGATGCAAGTCTCGGCGCTCCTGGCAATGAAACTTCAGGTCGTGCAATCATTGCTCGTCAGAAAGAAGGCGATAACAGTAATTATCACTTCATGGCTAATATGCAAATCGCTACTCATCACTTAGGACGTATTCTTGTTGACATGATTCCGAAGATCTACGACACTGCAAGAACTGTGCGTATCTTGGGTGAAGATATGACTGACAAAATCGTCGAGCTAAATCAAGAATCTGAAGATCAGGATGAGATATACGATATGTCAGTTGGTGAATATGAAATTCTTGTTGATGTTGGACCAACATACGAAACAAAGCGTGTAGAAACAGCTCAGAATTTGATCAACATCATCACAGCTTTGCCACAAGTTGGTACAATCACCGCAGATATTCTTATGAGACAATTGGATTTTCCATTATCTGATGAAGCTGCAGATCGTCTTAAACGCATGATTCAGAACACCAATCCTGGCGTCATTGTTGATACTACAAATCCTGGTGGTAAAATGACGCCTAGCCAAATTCAAGAAATGGTTGGTGATATGCAAAAGCTGATGCAAGCTCATCAACAGACAATGCAAGAAAATATGCAAATGCAGCAGATCATCCAAGGAATGGAAGCTCAACTTAAAGATAAGTCTATGGATCGTGATGTTGAACTTCAGAAGACGATTATCAAAGCTCAAACAGAACTTGATCGAGCGGATATGAACAATCAACATGATTTCTTAACACAGGCAGTTCAGCATGGCGTTGATCTTCATAAAATGAACCAGAATCTTCAAAGACATACACAACCAGCGCCAGTGAATTTAAACCTTCAACCAGTCAGGCAGGTCTTACCTCAACAGACACAACCTGGATTCATTGGGGGCACACAGGCCAACCAGAATCCAATGGGCCAATAGATTACACCAACGCACTAGTCCGATGGCTAGGCTTAATCCGTAGGAGCATCCTATGTCAGAAGAACAAGCAGTAGAAGAAGTTAAAGTAGAAGAACCGACGTCATCAGAAAATGCGTCAAGCACTTCAGAACCCGCTCCAGTAGAAACGAAGACAGAACAACCGACTACTGACAGCGACAAAAAGGAAAAGACTGAAGAGCCTAAGCATGGCGACAGATTTCAGAAAAGGATCGACAAACTTACTGCTAGAAATTATGCATTGCAAGCCCAACTTGATCAGTTGGCAACTCGTGTCAATGGTAATCAACAGCAGCAAGTGTCCCAACCGAAACCTGATCGTCGACAATTTAATGATGACTCATCTTATATGGAAGCGCTCACCGACTTCAAGTTGAATGAACGACTTCCAGAAGTCCAACGTCAAGCAACTGTCCATGCTCAGCAAAGTTCAGCTGAACAAAGTTTTAGAGCTAAAGAAGCTCAAGTTAGACAAGAAATACCAGATTACGACGAAGTTATCGCAGAAAACGCTGATATTCCGATCAAACATCAGGCAGTACTCGATGCAATTGTCACTTCAGATCTTGGACCGAATCTTAGGTATTATCTTGCTAGTCATCCAGACGAAGCGAATGCCTTGAACAATATGAGTTCAGGCACTGCAGCTCGAACAATCGGAAGATTAGAACTAAAGCTTGAAACTGAATTAGCTTCTAAAAAGAAGGTTGAACCGAAGAAACAATCACAGGCTCCTGCTCCTGTGAAACCAGTAAATGCTGGTGGAACTACAACAGGCGAACTTGATTTCAACGATGCAAAGGCCCCAATCGACGATTGGATGAAAAAACGACGCGAACAAAAATTCGCCCGGAATAAGCCTTTACAACGTAAAACATAATTTGAAAGGAATGGCTTATAATGGCTAATACACTTCTGTCCCCAACTGCGATTACGCGTGAATTCTTGATGATTCTTCACGCAAACTTGACTTTTACGAAGACTATTAATAGACAGTACAACTCAGACTTCGCGAACTCCGGCGCGACAATGTCCGGTAAGATCGGTCCTAGCTTGAGGGTTAGAAAGCCTAACCGTTATCAGGTTCGTACTGGTGCAGCGATTCAGGTTCAAGACACAACTGAAGATTACGTAACTGTTAACTGTACAACGCAAAAAGGCGTTGACATGCGGTTCAGTTCCGCCGATCTCACATTGACAATCGACGACTTCTCCGACAGGTACATCAAGCCGGCTGCTTTGCTTCTGGCTTCTACGATCGACGCTGATGGTCTTGCACTGAACAACAACGTGTATAACTGGGTTGGTGCTCCTGCTTACGATCTTGGTGATGCTACAAACAACAAATCGCCTGGCGTATTCTTGAATGCCGGCGCTCAGTTGTCGATTTATAACACGCCGCTTGATGAACGAGCCATTGTACTTAGTCCTTACGCCCAGGCTACATCGGTTGCAGGTTTGAGCGGCTTGTACAATCCTCAGGATTTGATCTCCGAACAGTACCACAAAGGTGAAATGGGAAATTCGTTAGGATTTGATTTCCACATGGACCAGAATGTTCAGAGACATACTTGTGGAACTCGTGTTGCTACTGGTGAAACAACTGTCTATACTGCTAACCAGTCCGGCAATCAGCTTGTTTGTTCAAATGCCACAACGCATACTTTCGCAGTTGGTGACCTGTTCTACGTTACTTCAGGAACTGCGGTCAACACAGTCAACCCTGAAACGAAACAGGACACAGGCGTAGCTCAGACTTTCGTTGTTACTGCTGCTACCGCTGCTGCTGGTGGATATGTGACATTGAACATCAGTCCTTCGATCATTTTGACTGGCGCAACGCAGACTGTTACAGCTTCTCCTGATGCAGGCGCTCAGTTAACATTTGTTGGAGCTGCTTCTTCGACCTACACAACTAATATGGCTCATCACAAAGACGCTTTCACACTCGTGACTGCGGACTTGGTTATGCCGAAAGGCGTCGATTTTGCAGCTCGTGAAGTGTATGATGGCATTTCTTGTAGGATCATCCGTCAGTACGATATCAATAACGACAACCTCCCTTGTCGTATTGATGTTCTGTATGGTTGGACAACGATCAGACCTGAAGTTGCTACTTTGATTCTGTCCGATAAGTAACCACCAGGGTTCTAAGTGAAGACAACTAAAAACTGTCTTCACTTCTTATTTCATTGTTCACAAATTTCTTACAAAGGATGGCAATATGACTATTTCGACAGTAGGTTTTGGTGCTAATGGAATCGAAAGAATTGGGGAAGGATCTCCTTCTGGTTCTGATCTCGGCGTTAGCGCTACAGACAAAATCGGAATGTACGGCGCAACACCCGTCGTTCAGGCGTCAACGATTGCTTTGGTAGCTACAACCGTAGCAACTACGTCTGCTTACGGATTTACTTCCGCGCAGGCTAATGCAATTGTTGCTGATGTTAATGCTATTGTTACAGCACTCAGCGCTCAGCAAGGTGGAATTGGTCTGATTGCTTAACCAATTGCAATAAATGCACTGATGCATATCGTCAGGACTAAATCCGTAGTTCATCTACGAAAGGGATAACATGAAAATTGCAATTGCAACACCCATGTACAATGGGACAGCAACTGTTCAATACATTAATTCTTTGACGCTCACATTGAAAGTACTCACATTAGCGAAAATCGAATGGGAATACTTCACTGAAAGCGGAGATACATTCATAGACCGGGCTCGTAACGCTTTATGCGCTCGGTTTATGAATTCTGATTGCACTGATTTGATCTTCATCGACGCAGATATGGGATGGGATATTGAAGGTTTCTATCAACTACTTCAAAGCCCTTATGGTGTAACGGCTGGTGTAGGGCATTTTAAGAACGAAGATCCAGATAGCTGGGCTACGGTTATTAAAACTCACGAAGATCGAACACCAGTTTGTGATGCAAAACATGGTTTGATTGAAGCGGACTTTGTTGGTGGAGCTTTTCTAAGAATTAAGAAAGAAATTTTTTCAAATATCTTATCCAAAACTAATTTAGAAGGACAATGCTACTATAATGAAAAAGGTGAAGTCATTCATAATTATTTTGAATGCAAAATTAAAAACGCTTTACGTTATGGTGAAGACGTTGTCTTTTGTGAAAAGGTTCGAGAATCAGGTGAAAAAATTTGGATCGAACCACGAATCAATCTGATTCATGTCGGACAGAAAGAATACATTGGAAATTATCATAAATATCTAATTGAACTAAAACAAAAAGAAGATCCTAGAAGTATTAAAGAGATTATTAAAGATCTTAATACGCTTCATACTATTTCTAAATCTTCAATCGCTCAATTAGAAAAATTGGTTTAACGACAGTTCAACCCAAAGAACTGCGAACAAAGGAATTAAAAATGCCTTGTGAAGATTGCAATCAATATCCGAAATGCATTAATTTTCCTGATGGAACATGGAAAACAGTTTATAACGAAGCTCAAGAAGAAATTGTCAAACAACATTCTTCTGCTAAAGAAGTTGACATGGATTCAGTTGTGGCTAAAGCAAATGAACTAGTTCTAATAGCTTTAGCTAATAAGAAGAAACAACAAGAATTAGAAGAAGAAGCTAAGGATCAATTAATCGCTCAACAAATAGCTATTAACCAAAGTAAACCACAGGACGCTATTGTAATTCCAAAAGAAAAGAAACGACGAAGAACTTCGCCAAATGATTGTGTTGATTGTGGTTAACAAAGGAGATTTTATATGTCATTGATTTACAAAGGATTTGACATTAACGATGCAAGTACACCAGGAGGAATACATGGTAACGAAGGAACAGATGGAACAGTTCGAGGCTCTTGCTCGTCCGTTGGTTAAGTTTCTAAACGACAATTGCGATCCGCATGCGGAAATAGTCGTTGACAGTACAAGTGCTCGCTTGCTTTCCGGCGAATGCAGCGTGCCCATTACCGAATACGTAAAAGACTAAGAGCGCCGAGCTATTTTAAATAGCGCAATTAAATATTTAGAAAGAAAGGACTAAAAATGTCTACTAACTACAAACAATTTGATATTAACGACGCTTCAACTCCTGCTCCTTGGGGTCAACGCGAGACACAATGGAACGAAGACATAATTGATACTTTATGTGTTGGTACTAACATTGCTACTAAAGATACTGTTAATGGTCACCAGCATTATCGATTAGTGTTGCAAGGTGATTCAAGCAATTCAACGTCGTTGATCGGTTACACAACAGGTCAAGTAGTACTGTACACTGATTCAAACCAAGTTGGTTCACTTAGAATATGTAGAAATGTTAATGATGTAGATACTGCTCAGTTAGCCACAGATAGCACTGGAAATATTTCATTGACCAGCGTCTTCCACAATGTTACTATTGCCGGGAACGGTCTGACAAATATGACTTCTGCTGAAGGTGGTGTTATTCAGATTGATAGTGGATCAATTAATATTCAAACTAATTCTGGATCTGCTTGTTCAATTCTTATAGAACCTGCTACAAACGGCTATGTGACAATTGCTAATCTTCCTACTTCAAGTGCTGGACTAACTTCAGGAATGTTGTGGATCAATGGATCAGGTGGCTATGTTTGTATCGTAACACCATAAGGAACAACAATGAAAATTAGGGTCGGACTTCCAAGCTTTAATGGCAAATTGCGAGACGAAACTCAGCAGACGCTCGAACGTCTGAAAGCTTGTAAAAAACATGAATTTGAAGTTATCCAAATTAATGGTGGCTGCATTTACCGCGGAAGAAATTCTTCGTCTTTAGCAGTTCCATGTTTGAACGGCGGCAAAATCAAGCAGACAATGCCTTATGACTATTATCTTGCGATGGATTGGGATATGTCGTTCTCAGCTGAAACAATCCATGCTCTTATAACTTGGGATAAAGACATTATCTGTGCAGCATACGGCGACCGCAATGGTCAGAATGACTTATTAGTTGCTGGTCATTGGGATAAAGTTCCTGGCGATAGTCCAATGATAAAACGTTTGAAGTTCTACGAAACAGGTTTAAAAGAAGTTGATTGGACTGGCGCAGGTTGTTTGTTAATTAAGAAGAACGTCTTCGAAACTCTTGAATATCCATATTGGACTCATAACATTATTCGAGTCGAAGACTGCCAAGAAGTTGTTGCTGAAGATATCAGTTTTTGTATGAACGCCAAAGCGGCTGGTTTTAAAGTTTGGCTTGACTGTGATCATCGTGCAGCTCATTTAGCTCATCCACAGGACAAAGTACTATATTAACGAGGTCATAATGGCTATATTTGGAAGCAACTATGCGTTTGGTGCTAGTCCATTATATATGGATGACGGAGCTCCTGTTCCAGAGCCAATCGTTTGTAATGATGGAACATTGATTCCGCCAACAACTATCTTAGACATTATTCGTCGAGCGCTTAGATTATTAGGCGTTCTTGCAACTGGTGAAACAGCTGATGGGCCAGAAGCTGCTGATGCATTACAAGTTCTTAACTGGATGATAGAATCATGGACCAATGAAAAGTTGATGGTTTACTATATACAAAATGAACTATTTCAGATTATTGCTGGAAAAGGTTCTTACACAATTGGTCCAGATCCAAGTCAAGACTTTGATACTATGTTGCCGATCAAAATCGAATCGGCTTTTGCTCGAGATAATTCTTCCGGATATTTGAACGACTACAAACTGGAATTAATTCCCAATGATCGATATCAAGATATCTTCCAGAAATTCTTGCCGACAACTTATCCAAAATACATTCATTACGTTCGAACATGGCCTTATGGACAAATTGATCTATGGCCAATTCCTACCAGAAACTATGTTCTTGGTTTATCTCACTGGCATCAGATCACAAAGTATTTGAACCTCACTGATATTGTTTGTTTGCCACCTGGTTATAAAACAGCTTTAGCATATAATCTAGCTGTTGATCTAGCTGGCGAATATGGACAAGCGATTAGTCCATTAGTTACGATGAAAGCAACTGAAACTAAGACAATTTTGAAACGTGAAAACCGCGAATCAATTCTAATGTCCACAGATCCAATGCTTGTCCCGAGGCGGATGTATAATATCTATAGTGACAGATATTAGTAGTGATAAGGACTTACGTCTATTTTAAAAAGTTGTAAATAGTTATACATTCTCCTTGGTAATAGAGACGCTAAATCCCAGAAAGTCCTAATGCCCACTCCCGGCTATTCCGACAGGTACTAACATGGAACTTCCATTCATTGGATCAGCTTACAAAGGAAGATCGTCTTCTGTTGATGGACAGGAGACGATCAACTTTTATTTGGAATATCTTGCGACTGTGAAGTTCAACATGATGTCGTCAACAACTATTTATTCTGGACAAGCTGAATCTTCAAAATCAACTAAAGTTTTATATCCCACTCCTGGTCTTACAGAATTTGTGACTTCTTCAGCTTCAGGCATTGTTCGGCAGACATACACAACAACTACTGGAAGAATGTTTGCAGTTATTGGTAATCAACTATCTGAATTCACAACAACAGGAACGGAAATTTATCGTGGAACATTACTTACTAATCAAGGTTTTGTTTCGATGGCCGATTGTGGTGATGGCGCTGGCCGTGGTTTTGGAATTGTTATCGTTGACGGACAATTTGGCTACAATTTTAATTTAACAAATAACTCTTTTGAACAAATTATAGATCCAACTTTTGTTCAGGCTTCAAAAGTAATCTTTATGAATGGCTATTTCATTATCAATGAACTAACATCAAGTCGATTTAGGTATTCACAATTATACGATGGTTTAGATTGGGGCGATTTAAACGAGACTTGGTCTATAAGTTCACCAATTGCAATGCAAACTGGTCTTATCACTGTCGTTCTATTAGATTCTCAAGGTAAACCGGCAGTTAATTTGACTAACATTGCCAATGGAACTTATTTGACAATCACTTCTTCTAATGGTTATTTACAAGGGATAAGCCAAAATTATGATACAGCTACTGCTACTTTAATTATTAACATCACATCATTTAGCGGAACAACAACGAATAATTGGTCTGTCAATATCTTTACTGGTTCGACGAGATTCTACACAAAAGAATCTACAGGAGATTACCTAAAAACAATTGCTACTATTCATGGCGAACTATGGTTGATTGGGGAACAAAGCATTGAAGTTTGGTATCAACCAAGTGGTGCTACTGATGATAATCCTTTTATGCGAATCCATGGTGCTGTAATGAACAATGGAACAGTTGCTCCTAATTCAGTAGCAACTAATGGCGCAAATCTTTTCTTTCTTGGAAGTTCCGCAGCTGGTCATGGTCAGGTCTGGATGACAACCAGTTATCAACCAAATGTGATCAGCACAAATTCTATAGATCATATGATTGAAAGTCTTCCTAATATTCAGGATGCAATTGCATTTACATACACACAAGAAGGCCATGAATTTTATGTTTTGTCATTTGTTCAAGGCAATAAGACGTTTGTCTATGACACTTCAACTGGTGAATGGCATGAACGAGCTTATTGGAACAAATTCACTGGACAATTTGAAAGATATTTGCCTAACACACATTGTTTATTCAATCAGGTGAACTACGTTGGCGATTATCGAAATGGCAAAATCTATTCCCTTGACTTAGATCAATACACTGATAATGGCGAAACAGTAAGACGAGTAAGAACCGGTCCTCATATCCATAATGATCGTCGAAGAATATTCTTCAAAGAATTTGAAGTCGATATTGAACGTGGCGTTGGGTTAGATGGCAATGGACAAGGTTCAGATCCAGTTGCTTTTCTTCAATGGTCTGATGATGGCGGATTTACTTGGTCGAATGAATATTGGGGACGTTTTGGTGGCAAAGGCCAATACAAAACACGACTTCACTGGCATCGCTTAGGATATTCAAGAGATCGCGTCTTTAAATTGACAGTTACAGATCCTGTTAAATGTGTTTTGATCAGTGCTCGTGGGGATTTGTCTATAGAAAACGCTAATGCAGTACAAGGAAGATAACAAAGGATAAAACTATGGGATCAGCAGATTATGGAAGCGCAATTGGTGGATTAGGCAACATGATCACTGGCATTTGGGGCAACAATGCTGCTGCTCAAGCAGAGAATGCGGCAATTGGAAACGCTTCAAATACTTTAAACCAGTATTATGGAACGGCTGCTGGTTACCAACAACCCTACTCAGCAGCTGGACAAACTGGATTAGGTGGCGCACAAAATTTAGCAAATCAAGCGCCATTAACATCGAACTTCCAATATAACTATCAACAAGATCCAGCATATCAGGCTCAATTAACAGGTGGTAATAGAAATATTCAGTCTCAAGCTTCATCGTTAGGAAATTTGTTTAGTGGTTCAACGATGAAAGCATTAAATGCATATGGATCTAATTTAGCCAATCAGTCGTATGCACAGAACTATGCACGAGCATTACAAACATATCAAGACCAACGTAATTTTAATGCTAATCAATTAGCTCAAAAATATCAACAGTATATGGGATTAGCAGGAATTGGTCAATCGGCTGCAAACAACTTAACCGGATTAAGCACACAACAAGGAAATTCACAGGCAGGTTTAAACATCGCTCAAGGAAACGCTAATGCTGGAGCTATTATGGGCGAAGCTAACGCAATTGGAAATGGCATCGGCCAAATGTTTGGTTCCAGTGGAAGTTCAGGCGGTGGTGGAGGTGGCGGATTTAACTTAGGTTCATTATTTGGTGGCGGCAATAGCGGAACTGGTGACAACGCCAATGGAACTGGTGGTTTGCAAGCAGGCAATTATAGCTTAGATACTTCATCTATGCCATCAGAATAACGCAAATAAACAGGGGTGTAATATGCCAATAGATGTTCCGAACATTCAACCTACTAATTTTGGCTATCAATTTGGTGTGCCTGGTGTTGAGAATGCTCAACGTTATGCCACAATTGGTAATTTGAATGCTGACGCCGCTTTACGTCAACAACAGCTGGCTCAAAGCCAATATGGTATGCAACAACAACAACAAGCTGATCAACGAGCAGCTCAGGTCAGGAAAGTTATAGCTGATCAAACACAAGCACAACAAAATCAACCAACGCCACAAGATCCTAATGTTGCGTTAAATAACACATATAATGCTATTGCTCAAGTTGATCCTCAAGCTGCTGAACAATATCGTCAGTCAGCTGCAGTCAATCAATTTTACCAAGCTCGTGCACAAGACTTTGCCGCTCAAGGACAGGAACGAACACAAGCGTTAGTCACACAACATCAAAATGAAATTCTTCAACATACTAATGCTGTTAGTGGTTTAGCTCATTCATTGCTTAATACTACGTTAGACAATGCCGGAACTTATGTTTCTGGTTATAATCCAAATGGAACTTCAATTCATACATCAGATCCAACGTCTAATAACTATCAAGGTGTTGAATATTTTCCTAAACTTTCAACACCACAACAAGTTGCTGATACAAGACAACATGTGGCTAGTTTAATTGCTGCTGCTCAAATGGGAAAAGTTGATGATGCAATGACTATTCCACCAATTGAACAATATGATGCTAATCCACAACAGTATATGCAAAACCTTTACAATGAAGAAAAAGGTTGGTATCAAATCAACCAAAATGCTCCTGGCACAATTAAAACAAATATCGAACAACAAAAAGCAAATACAGAACAACAATATAAGAATCAACAACTTGGAATTGAACAAGGCAAATTGAACCTTGAACGTCAGAAAGAACTTGACAAAACAGGCGGAACAGGATCTTCTGAACCTGTCTATCCAGGCGTTGATCTTGGAACAGTGAAAATACCACCAAGTATGCGTTCACCTGCTGGACAAAATATGCAATTGCTCAATGGTTATGCTGATGCGTTAGATCTAATGAAATCTGGCAATGTTAATTCTTATCAACTTGATGCAATTAAATCTAAATTAGCCGGATTCGAGGCGCCACCAACAATTTTAAGCAAGATTAGTCAATTTGCTGAGAATTTAACGGCTTCAGGTCAGCCAATGTTAAGCAAAGCTCAAATTGGTGAAATTAAAGACGTGATTAGAACTGAAGGTGATCCTAGGGCTCAACAACTTCCTGCACAAATGGGGCCTTATAACCGTAGCATTCAATTAACTGCTAAACCGGTCATCGATCGATATAATGCTTTAGCTCATGGAAGTCCTGCTGGAAATGGACAGTCCAAAGGCGGAATGACTGCAGCTGATCAAGCAGCATTAGATCAACTATTTCCACCAAAGAAGAAGTAAATCATGGATAGAATGACTTTTTTGAAACAATTATCTGATCGTGGTTATAGTCGTGACGAAGCTACACAAGCTTTACAAACTTGGCGTAGTTCTGGGAAAACTTTTGACGATGATCCGACAACAAACAACGCTCCAGAACAACAATCAACAAATTGGGTTCCTGGCGGTGTAGGCGGCGTTGCTTCTAGAGCAATCCAAGGTGCAGGAAATGTTGTCAAAGGCGTTGGCCAATATGTTACAGGACTTGGTGGACAAACTTATCCAGCTCCTGGTTCAATTGAAAGCACAGCTCTTGATGTTGGTAAGACAATGGGCAACGCAGTAATGCAACCTCAAACTATTCCACAAACAGGAATGGGAATGGTAAAAGGATTAGGAGCTACTTTAGGAAATATTCCTGGCATTATTGGAAATGCTGTTGGCGTTGTTTCGCCAGCAGCTGGTCAAGCAATCAATAATGTTATTACACCTGGACAATCAAACTATGTTTATCAGCCAACTCCAGAACAACAACAAGGATTTCAAACAGGATCTGAATTGACAAATGCTGGTTTAATGGCTTTACCTGCTAAAATTCCTGGGGCACAACTTCCTATTGTTGGAAAAGCAATTCAAGGAGCAAACATAGTTTTAGGAGCTCCAGGCGCTGCAATTGAAAGTGCGGTCAGACTTCCTGATATGTTAGCAGGAAAATTAGCTTCAGGATTATCAGGTGTGCCAGAAGAAACTTTAAGAGCAGCAACAAATCCCGTAGAACGAGCTAAAATGGCTGCTCAATCAGGACAAGAAGCAGCAATCGGCGAACAATTTGTTAAATCTTTACAGGATGCTTATAATCAAATTCCTAGAGCGCAAGAAATTCAAGGAGCTCTTCAAAATCTGCCACCGATTAATATCAATAGTATGACCGATAAAATGTTACAAAAAGCTTCTGGATATAAGACTCCTGAATTACAAGCTGTTGGTGATAAATTGGTCAATCAAGCTGATGCCTTAAGTAAATTAGCAGACCCTGATGGAAATATTGACCCTTCACAACTATGGGATTATCGAAAACAATTAGATCAAACTTTATATGGTCCTAAAACTGGTGAATTAGGAACTGGCGAATATATTTCACAATTAAAGGGATTAAGAGACGATATTCGTCAGTCACTACTAGATGCTTCTGATAATACTCCTTATGCTGATCTAATGAAAGACGCTTCAAACAAATTAAATACAATTGACGATATCAAAAAAATGATCGGCGGAAGTGATTATAAACAAGCAGTAAATTCTGAAAGTTTTATCAAGAATATTTTGAATGGAAATAAAACTACACAACAGAAATTTTTACAAAACTATCAAGATGTTTTTGAAACACCAGATTTTTTAGAAGCCGCTAATTATGCTAAGATGGCAAGACAAATTGGAGAAGCAAAAGGTGGAGGTGGCGAACTTGCTCTGTTGCCAAAATATTCAACAGGAAAAGCAACTCTTGGACCTATGCTTGATATGTTAACTTCAGGTCATATTGGGGGAATGACAGCATTAAGTTCTCCTGCTGCTTCAACAATGGTAACATTACCAGCAACACAATACCTTGGAAAATTAGGAACACCCTTAGCGAAAAGCTTTCAAGGTAGTATTGTTAATCAACAAAATCCGTATATGACATTAGGACAAATAGGTCAACAACAATAAAGGATCTACTATGATAGTTCTCAGTCCGTATCCAAAACTGCAGTTCATTGATAACAATGGCGTTCCAATGGCTAATTGCCTGTTGTTCACTTATGAAGCAGGCACAAGTAACCCATTGGCGACGTTCACTGACTCAACAGGATCTTCTTCTAATCCAAATCCTATTGTTCTAGATGCTGGCGGTCGTGCCAATGTCTGGCTTGATAGCAATCTATCGTATAAATACATTTTGAAGAACAGCGATGGTTCGATTCTATTTACAGTTGACAATATCAATTCAACAAGTGATGTCACAGTCATTTCTTGCAACACAATCGCTGATCTGAAGGCGATCAACACAAGTGATCTATCAAATGCAACAGCAAATGTTGCTGGATATTATGTCGCTAATGATGGCGGAGGCGGAGAATTTAGTTTTAATTCAAGTTCAACTACTACTGATGATGGCGGAATGATCATTGCTCCAACAGTTGGAACAGGACGTTGGTATCGTATTGCCAATAGTGAAATCAATGTTCTTTGGTATGGCGCTTATAGCGATGGCATTCAGAACGACTTCAATGCATTTCAATCAGCTAATGCTTATGCAACCTCAGCAGGATGGCAGTTATTCGTTCCTAATGGCGTATTTTATCTTGCGTCGAATCCTTCTCTAACAGTGAAAGTCAGATTTGATAGCAATGCCCAATTGAAATGGTCTAACTATTCTCTTCAATTAGATCCAATTATCACTGATGAAGGCAACCACTTCATTTGTCAAACAACAGCTAACGTCACATTTTCAGCTAATATCACAGAAATTCATCCTGAATGGTTTGGCGCCAAAGGTGATGGAAGTTTTTTGAACAATGCTCATGGAACTGATGATACAACTGCAATTCAAAAGACTTTTGATTCTTGTTCTGTCGGATGCGAAGTTGTTTTTAGTTCAACAAAGAAATATTGGTCAGATACAATCAATCCAAAGCCTGGAACTACGATTAAAGGCACACAAAGTTTTGAAATTGACGCTGACCCATCACCAGCGAATGACTTTAACGCTAATCTTCAATACATTTCTAGCGGCGCAAATTTTATTGAAACTTCTAACACTGGAATTGGTGGACTTCGTGGTGTAAAGATTCAAGATCTTATCATTGATGGTTCTGGAAGTGCAACAATAGCCATCACATTAGAAACAATGAATTCAGACATCGATCATTGCACAATTAGAAATGCTGCCACAGGAATATCTTTTGGCGGAACGACGAATGCTTCAACAGGAAATAGAATTGAAAGTTGCAATATCAAGAATATGACTGTTGTTGGTATTACCAATGCTGGTGTTGAATGTACTGCCGGTTTCATTAACAATATCAATTTTACTAATTGTCT